ATTTGAGTAACATTGCTTACTTCGCTTCTTGTTCTACCTTTCATAGTAGGGTCAGCACCTTCAACAACTGCTGTTTGTGTAGCACCTGCGAGGTCTGTTGTCTGCCAAGTAAATTGTTTTGATGAAACTGATATACCACCAGTCATACCACCAATTGCACTCAATAATGGAGTATCTGTAGGGGAAACATTAAATAGTTCTCCTACATAGTTAGGGAGGTTAAAGGATTGTCCTTGACCTGTTATTGCACCCATATGTTCTCCTTTTTATTTGTTAATTAATAAAGAGTAATTTTTATAATTTTCTCTCCATTAAGGTTTTTAATTTTTCTGCTTTGAGAGCTGAACTTGTTTGCCAATCACCATCAGACTGTGCCTGATTTATTTGGTCATCTATGCCTACTGGTTCAACTGGTACTGATGCTTCAATCACAGTATCTAAACTATCTTGGCTAGTTATAACTCTGGATCTTTGAGCCTCTTGTTCTGTTACTTGATCAGGACTTGCACCCCAACCATAGTTTTCAGAAGCAAACTGCTTAATAGAATCAGAATCCATTTCGCCTTTATACAAGTCTTTCAATGCTTTACCTTGTCCAGAGCTAGGATCAAAACCTGCATCTTTAATGGCATTACCCATCTGTACAGACTTATACTCTTTCTCTACACCTTCAAGTTCTTTAATGCGTTCTCGCATTGACTTGATAGCATTGTTATCATCTTGTGTGTTTTCCACTGTATTTTCCATATCGTTTTCCATATTCTCTCCTCTCCCAGATTTCTACTAACTACATTATCCTGGGGTAAATAATGCGATAGGCGACAAGTTATAATTAAAGTACAAATGAGAATTGTCAGCCACTTCTAGCTGTACCGATACTGGGCGATTTAAAATACACAGTTTATACGCCAGAGATAAACTGGAGGTGCAATGTCAATTTTGTTCGCAGACTGTTGCTATGCGATACTATATATAGTACCACTATATGTGGGATATGTGTGTATTAAAGTTCAGTTAATCCTGAAACTCTACGACCTGTTCTAGCAGCACCTGTAGTTGGTGCAAACTCTGATTCTTCTTCTGCTCTAAGTCTTTGTATTTGTTGTAATTCTTCTGGACTTTGGAATACTGCTGCCTCTGTAAACTCTTCTAAGCCAAATTGTTCTTCGGCTTCTACACCTCGTTGTGCTTGTAAATCTTGTAATTGTGGTAACTGTGCTTCAGCAGAAGTAAAGATTTGTCTAGCTTGTGCTTGTGTTACACCAGCTCTTTGTAGTCTTTGTGCCAGATCACCTGTAATACTAAACCCTGCTCTTGCTGCTTCTCCACCAATCTGTGCAGTAGTTATTCTACCTGCAACAATTTCTTCACCTACTGTTGGGTCTAATGCACCAATAAATATAGCTTCAGGTGTTAAATCTAAGTCAAAGTTATTTCTGTAAAAAGATTGTACTTCAGGTATGTTTTCTTGTATGCCTTGAAATGTAGCATCAATTCTTTGTGCAAATTCTCTAGCAGATACTTCGCCTTCAATAAGACCTGTGAATCTATCTGTTAGTAAATCTACTGATGTATTTCTTGGAATACCATACTCTTGTAAAGTACCTATGTAACTTTCTTTAAGACCTGTGTATGTAACTTCATCAAACTTAACTGTTCCATCTGGTCTTTTATTACCAGGAAAAGCTATATCATAAGCATCACTTCTTCTTACTTCTGCGATAGCTACTTGTGGATCTCCTGTTCTTGCCCACTCACTAGAAAATAATGCTAGAACATCAGGTGGCATATTAGGATATAAACTCTGTGCTAGTTCTTCATATGTTGCCATTATACATTAACTCCTGTTTGGCTTACAGAACCTTGTCCTAATGCTTGTTGTAATGCTTGTGTTGCATCTGTAGTTACTTGTGTAACATCTTGTTCTAAGCCTCTCTCTCTAAGTGTAGTTTGTGCTTTAGCAAAGTCATTAGTCTTAACCATTTCTTGCCACCAACCTTGTGTTTCATCTGCTGTCTGACCCCAAACAGAAGTTGTTAAGTTTCTCCAAGGTCTTGCAATATCTTCATAAGTAAGTTCTGGGTTAGTGTAATTACTAAATGCAGCAAGTCTTGATTGTTTTAATGAACTAACCAGAGCATCTTCATAGTCTGGGTCATCTCTTAACTTACCTGCTATCTCTGCTCTCTCGTTGTCTGTTAACTTACCAAGAGAAGGTCCTAACCATCTGTTATAAAGTTCTGTTACTTCTCTTTCTCTCTCTGTAGTTCTATCTACACCTGTCAATGCAGTAGAAGATAAATAATTTTCTAAAGATTCATCTCTTTTGCCTTGTGCATATGGATCAGCGAATAAAGATATTTGTTCTGTTGTATAAGTCTGTGACCAATCACCTGTAACAAATTTACTAGACATCCAATTTACTAAAGCCTCTGGTGCATTAGATACACCTGCTGCTTGTAACGAGTTAGCTACTGCTATTTGACCATCTGTAATTGTTTGTGTAGCTGTTGCTGGATCAGCATAATAAGTTCTTAACCAATCTCTTTGACTTTGATTATTTGTTTGATACCAGTTAGTTGTTTGTAATTCAAAATCTTCTATATCTCTACCTTCTACAGCAGCTTCTGCTATTAATGAAATCATTTCTGGGTCTGTAATCCAAGGTGCTACTTGTGACTGTTCAGTTATTCTTTCAACGAAACTTGCAAAAGGAGTTTCTACTAAACTGGAAAGTTGATCAGTATTTCCTGTGACTATTGCTACAGAATCAAAAAACGCTTTATTAACTATAGCATTAGGTTGTGGTGCTGTTTCTCCTTTTGTTAGTAATCCAGCACTAAACAAATCATTATCAGGAATATCGTAAGCTAAATACATAGTGTTTCCTTCATAGGCTTCACCATTAGCTCCTGGTACTTCATAAACTATGTAATTAACACCTTCTACATTCCAAAGAAAAGCATTGTCTGGAATATTATTAAATGTAGTAAAAGCTGGATTTGTCATTTGTCCACTTGCTTGACTTGCCAATCCTGTGCCTGTGACAACTCCACCACCTGTAGTAGGTGTTTCTATTACTACTTCTCCCTCATCAGTAGGTATTGTTTCAGGCGAAGTTGGAGTTATCTTTTTAATCTCTGTAGCAGTAGTAGTTTCTTGTGGTGTTAAAGTTTTAAGAATAACCGATTCACCAGTAGATGAGTTTTCTTTTACTAAATTACCTGATTGATCTATAGCTAAATCAACAAAAAAACCTGGTGCTTCATCAAAGTTACTTACATCAAGTGTTTTTGTAAATCCAGCTAATGTTGCGTAATATTCATCTGTTGGATTTCTTACAATAGATGATTCACCTTTAGCATTAGTTTTTACTTTAGGATATTGTTCTTGTTCTACTGTTTCAGGACCTGCTGTTGGTACTGATAAACTTTCTTCAACCTCTGGTAAATCGTGTCCAATTATCTCATAATCTTCATAAGTTTTTTGTTCAGATAAAAAATTGATTATTCCAGCAGCTAATTCATCTCTAATAAGTTCAGGTTTTTTTCCTGCTTGTGCTTCTTGATAAGTAGGTTTAGTAGAATATTCTCTAATATCTATACCTAATTCATTAGCTAAACCTTTTAATCCTATTTCATCTAATTTATCTATGTCATTAGGTCTTATTACACCTACATTAGAAAATATACTTTCTATATTAGGACTTTTATTTTTTAACTCCTCTATTAAGTTTTTATCTAAGTAATCATTAAAACTTGATTCCCACCTATTTAATGATGTTGGATTAATAATACTTTTATCTACAGGTTTTCCATCACCAAATTCAGGAAGTACAGGTCTGCCTTGTTTATCAACTATAGATATAGACCTACCAGTTTTTGTGTTATACCATCTAGGTTCTTTTGCACTTTCTGCTCCTCTTAATATATCTTCATCACTGTAAACAGAAAAACCTTCTCTATCAATCATTACCCATTCACCAGCTATATCTTTTGAAGTTGGCTCATCTAATCCTGTTATTTCTTGATCTCCTGTAAGTGATTTAACAACAGCAGTAGGTGGAAAAAATACTGTAGTAAATAAATCTACTGCTTCTGCAACTTTTTCTTTATTTACTCTAGTTTCTCTTTCAACAGGTGCTGATACAACAGTTGTTGACTTTTTGTACTTATCTACATTTAAAATTAAATCGTATTTATCTGAAAGACCTACAGCTTCAGAGTATGTTCGTGAACTAGCTATTGCATCTTTTGCAGCAGCAATAGTTATAGGTCCAATAATTCCATCTGCTGTAACTCCTAAACTTCTTTGTAACTCTTTAATCTTGTCGGAAGGGAGAGCTTGACCTTGTGGTTGCATTGGTGCAGTAGATGTACTTGGTTGTTCAACTACTGGATCAGGTTGTGGAGTAGGTTGTGGAGTAGGAGGTCTTTCTCCTATTCTTTCAAAAAATTTATTATTTAAATCATTAGCAGTATTTTGTGCTGCTTGTTCAGACATACCTGATTCATAATCTTTTTGTCCAGGACTAACTGGCTCAAATTTATATCTACCTGGAGAACCTACAACTAAATATTTTATCATTGTATTTCTCCACGCCTTACTTGTGTTTGTGCTACTGTATCAGCGAAATCTCCTGCTTCTGCTGGAACTTGTGATTCAAAACTTGGTCGCATACCACCAGCATTAGCTTTAGTCATAGCATCTAATATCTGTGCAGCAAAGACTTCTTGACTTTGTTTTTGTTTACCAAGTGGTGTCATTGTATTTGAACTTTCACCTACTTGTGGTAAAGGTCTACTAGGACCTTTAGGTTCTCCTCTGTACAACATATCATTATTTGTAGGAACTTCTATATTCATTAATTCTTCTGAAACCAAATTGTTCATAGAATCAACATACTCTCTTACTGATAAGCCTTGATTGTCTGATTCATTAAAATTAATTGTTCCCTCTTCCACAAGAGTATTAGCTTTACCAGGACCTGCAAACCAAGCTACAGATACTGCATCCCAAGAATTGTATTTATTGAAGTATTCTTGTACTTTAAATTTAGCAACTGTATCTTGTGCAACTGGATCGTGCCAATCTGCACCCTCAACTCCAGCTTGTTTAGCCCATTTATCCCAATTAATATCTAAGATGCCGTATGCACCTAAACCTTGTACTCGTATTGGTTTACCTGTTGCCAGATCCTCAATAATAGAAACTGCGTGTAATACTTGATAATTACCAGAACTTTCTCTTTGTCTTAAAGCAGATAAATACATATCTATTATTGCTGGGTTACTATCCATAGTTAAATCTTTTTCCATAATACTACCTTGGACCACCTGTGATAGCATTAGTAATGATACGATTAGTGGCTTGAATATCACGATTTCTTCCTAACCTTTCTTGTTCTTTTTGTGTAACTCTATCAAATACATCTTTCATTCTAGCACTAGGGTCTATGTCTGTTACTCCTGGTTCTACTACAGGTTGTATGTGATTACCATAATCCTCTAACTCTCCAGCTGTTGCCATAATATCTGTTGGTTGTTGTGCAAAATCAACATCTTGTTGATAAGCAGCTTGTGCCTCTGTCAGATAGGTATTAGCTAATAACTTTAATTCATAAGGTTTTGGTTTTCTACCTAACTCTGCTTCAAATAAATTCTTAACACTGTTAGACACTGCTTTATAGTCAGGTGGTAAATATGCTTGTACTTTAGTTGGCTCTTGTATTGGATTATCAAGATACACTTGCATAAGTGTTTCCCATCCTTGTTCAGCTTTACCTTCACCATTTTGATTAGCTTGGCTCATAAGGTCAAACATAGCCTCTTTGTCATATCTTCCCCAAACACCAGGTCTAAATGGTCTATTTACTTTTACACCTAGTAAACCTGCATTAATTAAGTTAGCTTGTATCTCTCTAATCTCTTCAGGAGTAGATGCTTCAAATACATTCTGATCCCCATTGACATAAAAGTTTTCTCCATAAGCACCGATAGTTGTTACTTCTCCACCACGATTGACAACTGTGTTTGCATCAACACCAAGATAATTGCTTGTGTCACCTTGTAGTGCAAGAGTTAAAGCATTTTGTAAATTTTCTTGTTCATCAACTGGTTTATTTAGACTCCACTCAACTAAATAATCTGTCCAACCAAGGTTCCTTGCTACCTGCATAGCATCAGCTGTATCTTTAGAACCTTGTAATAATGCTATTTGTTCTTCGGTAGGAGTGATAGGGTTAGAACCAGCTAAAGGTTGTTTAACTAATGCTAATATTTCTGATATAAATTGTTCTTTTTCTGTCATATTCCTAATCCTAATTGTACTAGCAAATCATCTTCATATTCAGGTTCTATTTCTCTTGATAACAGAGTATCAAACATAGGTCCAAATTGTGGTGTTTCCTTTATTATTTTAGTCGCTTCATTCCTAAGTGCTGACCTTACACCTGCGTAATCTTTACCAGTTTTCCATATAGTTTCTGACTTACCAGCAGCAACAAAGCTATCAATAACAGTTTGTCTTACAGCTAAGTATTTCTTAGTAGCTGAAACTGTTTCAAAATCTTGTAGATCTGGGTCATTGACCATTTTAATTAACTGATTTATTTGCATTTCAATAGTTGGTTTATTAGGTGAACCTACAATACCAGGTTGTCCATAACCCCAATATCTTTGTTCAAGTTCTTTTTTCTTTGCATCTCTTAATGCTTTTGCACCTGCTGTATTGTTACCCATAATACCAATAGTTCTTTCATACTGCTCTAATGCAACTGATCCTAATAGTTTATTCTTAGCTGTAGCCCATTGTTCAGGTGTTCTATATTCTCTTTTACCTTCTAATAATGACCTCTTGTAAGCATCATACGAAAACTCTGAATAAACAGGAGGTGGTTCTAAATACCAAGCAACTAGAGGATACTTGTCATAGATTTCCATATTGTCTTTCATCCAGTTAGCACCATCAACAGTAGAAGGATATTTTTCTATAGATACTGTTTTAGCAACTGTTAGAGGTAATGGGTTTATACCAAATATTTCAACAAACTTATCTGTGGCTAAAGCATCATCATAGTTAACAGATTGTTTAATTGTTCTGTATTCATCAGCTAATGTTTCAAACATAAAGTAATCAGTGTTCTTATCTGTAATTTCAAATATAGGTGATGAAGCACCAGCAGGTCCAAGCACTTGTGATACTGCTCTAAACAAGAATAATACTTTTGCACCTTCTACTGCTTTTTGCATACCTTCTTTAGCTTTTTCTTCTGTACTATCATCAATCTGACCTGAATACAGTAATGCTTTGTATGTGTCTATAACTGTGTTACCAAAAGCACCTTGTGCATTTTCTCCTTGATTAAATATTAATTTAATAAATTTATCTGCCCAAGCTGGTTTTAATCCTAATGCTTTAGTCCACTCATCTTTGTTTTGATAATCAAATGGAGGAAACTCACCGAATAATACTTTGTTTACTAAACCCTCTTCTGGAAAGTTTCTAAACATAAATGCAGCAGGGATCTGGACTACAGGTCCAAAACCTGGTAGCAATCCAGCAGCAATGTTTATACTCTCTGCATAGACAGGCATATTAACCCTGACATCTTGATTAGATGTTGCATCTTTAAACATCCAATCTTGTATCAATCCTGTACCTGGATAGTTAAATACGACTTGTCCATTAATAGGGTTTTTATAAAATATACCTTTACCTGTTGGTCCAAAGGTATCATTCTCTTGTGATGCACCATCCCAAATAGTTCCTGTTCTTGCAGCAACTTGTGGATTAGCTTTCATAATACCTATCCAAGTTGTGAGTACTTCTTGATACGCATTACCAAATGGGAACAACCAACGACTTGTTTCCCAAAATCTTCTTTGTTCTGTTATGTCATATAGTAATTTTTTAGTTGTATCTACACCATAACCCTTAGCCATTATTTCTATAAGTTCTGCATCAGCAATACCATCTTTAGCTGCTGGTATATTTTCCATTCTCTTAATAGTTTTTTTATTTAAGTTTGCTTTTTTAGCACCAGCAATTATTTTGTCTTTTACCTCTTGTGTACTAATAGCAATTAAATCTTCTGACTTTTTCCAATAAGATGCTTTAAATACTGGAATACGAGATAGTGCATTAGTTGGTTGTGTCATAAACCACTTAAAACCATTTTCTGTAATCGTATCGTAAAACTTTTTTTTCTCTGTTGTCGGTGGCACTTTCCAATCTACATTATCAGGTAGTACACCATCTCCACCAAATTTCTCTATATACTTATTAAAAATATTTTTTTCATAAGCATCTACTTTTTTTTGTAACGCTTTAGCTTCTTTTTCTCCAAGCATATTTTTTTCTAATAATTCTAAATCAGATTGTTTAGCTCCTATGTTTCTTGCTGTATCTAAATTAATTGTTTTACCATCAGCAGTTGTAAATTTGCCAGATATAACAACATTGTATAGATCAGGATTTACTGTCTTACCATCAGCAGATAAGAAACCTTTAAGGTTGTTTCTCATACCTTCAATAAATAAATTGACTGCTTCATCATACTCTTGTTTAGTTAAGCCACTTGATCCATCAAGTAACTTAAACATATTGCTATTACCTGCTGTCAAGTTAAGCATTGCTTCTCTAAATTCATTACCTGGAGTTTTTAAATCAATAGCAAGTTTTGCAAAGCCACCTGATACATCATCTGATAATTCTATACCTGCAACTTTTTTTGTTATAGTATCTGTTCTAAGAAGGTTTATCATTCTCCATTGTCCTTCTTGCCAACCTTCTAAGTTTCTTAATTTATTAGCCGATATATACTTTAACTTGTTATCAAGAACTATTCTTTGTCCTTTAGTTACTTGTTTAGCTACATCTCCTGTAGATGATTCAGAAATACCTAATTTAAAAGCAGTTGTATCTAACCAACCTTCTTTTGCATAACTTCCTCTTACACCAATATTGTCATCAAAAATTCTAGCAAGTAGTCCAATAGGATGATCTAATGCTCCTAATGCACCATTCGCTACAGCTCTTAGTTGTTCTTCGGCTATAACTCTTACTGTCCAAGCTGGTCTTAATAGAACTAAAGGTTTAAATAATTGACTTACATAAAAATCAATTCCATTACCTACACCTGATTCACCAACAATTCCTAACAAATCTCTATAACGACCATTGAAACTTGAATCTAGTTTGTTTACAAGTTTTATAACTTGACTAGGATTTTGTAATTTAAGGTCTTGTGTAAGTGCTGATTCTAATACATTGTTTTTAAAAAAAGTTTTAGACACTTCATCAATTTGATTGTCAGTTAAATTTTGAAATTCTTTATTACCTTTATCTCTTTGTTTTTTCCAAAACTGCCCAAATTGATCGGCTACACCACCAAATCTATTTAGTTCTGGTAAATTAGTTGCTGTATCAGATTGTTCTTTTAAAACTCTTTGTAAAACTGTAAACACATTATCAACAAGTTCATCATTTTTACTTGTAAGTTTTCCTGCTGTTTCTAGTTTGTTTTTGTATATAACTCGTAAATCTGAAAAATCATCTACTACTTGATTGATAATTGCTGCACCTCTACGAGCAGGATTTTTAGTTTCTAGTTTATCAATTTCTGTAATCATATCTTTTACTCTTTGACTACGATTAGTTGTTGTTCCTGCTGGATCAAGAAGTTTAAGAAACTTAGTATATTCAACAATTAAGTTATCTGGATTGTTAGCACTAAGTTTTGTTTGATACTGTGGACCAAAGTAATCATCAATAGCTCTTCTAAAAGTTCCTACTTTTTGTACTTTAGGCACCATACCTTCTGTACCAATAGCTAACACTCTTGGTGTCAGTATATTTTTAACTGCTGCTATTGCTGCTTGTTCATCTAGTCCATCAGCCAAACTAAATAATTCTGTAGTAAATTTAGTAAACTCATCACTCAATGCTTCGTTTTTAATAACAAATTGATTAACTAAATTAAAGTTTGACTTTAATAATATTTCATCAGGTTTATCTTTGTTTTCATAAATAAATTTTGCTAACTCATCTCCAAGTTTGCCATCAATAGCTTCTTTAGCAGATGTCTTACTAAAAGATTTTCTCATAAAACCATTTAGTAAACCAAGACTATCAGCACCTTCATCAGTAAGAGTAAGCATACTTTTACCTGCTCTAACTCCCTTAACAGCTTTACCAGCCCAAAAGGTAGGGTCAAGTAAGTTAAGACCTAAGTCAACTAAACCTGTAAAGAAATCATAAGCTCTATCTTCAGGACCTGCAATAAACTCTAAAGGTTTAAACAACACACGACCTGGAGTCATATGTGGACTTTTACCTCTAGCAATTAATGCAGCTGCTCTGTCACCATCAAACTGTGCAACTTTCTCTTGTTCAAATACCTGATCAAAGACATTAACTCCTAAAGAAGAAGCAGCTAGTTGTCTAGCTCGGATAGGGTCTGCACCTTTATCAATTAAATCTTTGTATGTCTGTGTTTTTTCTGGATCAGTAGATTGAAACAAGGCAGTACCTAAATCAACTTTTTGTCCTTTTTCTTTAGCCTCTCTCCAATATGCAAATGGTTCTATCTGTGCTTTTTTATACGCTTCAGAAAATGTTGCACCTTGTTGTACTAAACCAATAGTTCTTATAGGTTCTGCTATTACATTTTCATAAAGAGAACGAACACCTAGTAGTCCACCTTTGACTGCTAATTCGGAAAAACCACCTGTATCAGGGTTGACATTAAATTGTTCAAAGACTGCATTTTTAATTGCACCATATGTTTTCTCCTTAGCTTTACTAAAGAAATCTGTAAGACCTTCTACAAAAGAATCATCTGATTGTGTTTTAGTTGCCTGTACCATAACTGATGCAGGTATGTTTGCACTCTGTTGGTTTATAGAACTAAGTCTGTTTGCCTCATCTGGAGTTACCATTATAAGAACTCTAGTAAACTGTCATCACCTGTTTCTAGCCAACTGTCATAAACAAAGTTTCTAATCTCTTCGGCTTGTAATACTTGATTTGTTGCTGGAGGATTAATACCAGGACCGAAATCTAATCCTGATGTAACAGGCTCACTTGGTCTTTGAGTTCCTGCAAACACATCCATTTGTGGCATTGCTTGTCTAGGAGCTTGTGGCTGTGGTAAATCACTTGTTTTAGGTAATCCACCTGTAGCAGCAACTTGTTCTTTTATTTCTTTACCTTCACCAAAAGTAGTACCAGCAGTTAAACCTGCAACCATACCACCTGGATTTCTTCCTGTTGAATAAGAAGAACCATTAAAATTATTTTTATTTAATCCTTTGTTACTCGGTGATCTCGCCATCTTCATCCTCTTCTTCTTCAAAAAACTGAAACGCTGAACTTATAACCATATAGCCAAATGGAAATACTAAAGGAGGTAGTTGGTCAATGTACATCTTGCCTCTTGGCTTAAATACATCTTCTTCTAAAATTATGTCATCACCTAACTCATCAACATCAACTAGACAGAAATCTACTATATCTTCAAACTTTTTATTTATAGACATTATCCTCCTAATCCACCTAATAATTCTGCTATGCCTGGTGGAGGACCTTGTGGTGGCAAGGCACCTCCTCCAAGCAATTCTTGTTCAGGTTGTGGTATCTCTGGCTCTTCTGCTGTAAAGAACTTATCTAAGATATTTTGCATATCATCAGGATTCTTTCTTATCTGCACAACAGCCATAGTTGCTTTAGGGTCACCACCTTGTGCTTGTGCTAACAATGTATCAAACAATACACTGTCTGCTTTTTCTTTTGTAATTCTATCGTTAACTCTTACAAGGTTATCTAAACCATCTAGGTTCTCTTGTAAAGTTTGTCTATCAATAATACCAGCTTGAAGTAATTGCAGCCCTGTAACTATCTTCTGTGGTTCATCATATCCAGCCATAGCTCCATACACTCTTCGTGTCTTATAAGAACTAATATCTTTTGCTGGATCGTATGTTTCTGAATAGAAAGTATTATTCATATAACCAGATAGTGATTTAGATTCTCCTCCATACATTTTTGCATCCCACTCTAATCTCTTAGAGTCAATCATCTCTATAGCATCAGACATAACTGTGTGATACTCTCTAATCATAAGTGACATAGATGCACCTAATTCTTCAAGTCCTCTACCAGTAGCAAAAGCTAGTGGTGATTGTGAATCATCAGTTGTAGGATATGAACCACCAACACGAAGTTGTCGTTCTATTCTATCTATCTGTTGGAAAATCTGATAAGGAACATTAGATGCTGGTTTAGAAACCTGTGTACCTGGAGCTAAATAGTTAACAGCGAATCTACCTTTACGATATTGTCCTGATTCTATCTCTCCAGAGATGTTTGTTTCTGTAAACACTGCATCTTCCATTGCTATTATTGACATCACATTAATCTTTGCCATAGAAGCCATAAGTCCTATGATCTGGTCATACTGTCCTTGCAATCTGTCAAAGCTAAATTTCTTACCTATGACAAAGGCAGGTCCACTATCTAGTGGATTTGGTATGAAGTCAAGAATAGTTGCAGAGGTCATATGGAAAATATAAGTTCCCTCTAAGTTGTAATACTCTGCTATTAAGTCGCCATCACCATTACTGTTAGCCCAAGAGCCATTGTACTGGTCTGTATATGCAGAAGCATAGGCATTACCTACACCTAGGAAATCTGTGTTATAAGCATCTTTATTTAATATTTGATTTGCATATTTAGGATATGTTCTAGCTAGAGCTTCTTTAGGAACTCTACGAACAATAGCCATATCTTTAGGTTGTTGGTCTGCACCAAAGTAACCTGGGAAACAGTTGTATGGATCACGAAGTTCTGCACAAGGATATGGTGTTCCATTAGCATCTCTCTTTTCTCTAATTACCCACACAGAGAAACCATAACCAGGTAGCCATCTACCTACTTGTGGCATTTGTAAATCTAGTTTCTGTACCTCATCATACGCATTAACAATCCTTCCAACCTTTTCAGCTTTCTGTCTTGCTCTATCGCTATCCTTACCATTAGGTACATCTACTTTTAAGTTAGGAATACGACCAATCTTTTGTGCCAAGTGTTCTAGTCCTGACATCATAAGGTTTGGTACAGGTACTTGCCAGTCTTGAAAACCTTTAAGGTTATCACCAAGTAAAGCCTGAATACCATCAGGGCCACCATTCATAATTGCACGAACACGACCTCTAGTAGAGTATGCACTTTGATTATCAAAATGTAACTGTGTTATTGCGTGTTGTATTTGTTCAGGTGTCATACTAACTCCAAGGACTTTCGTTCATATCTGTTATATCCCATTCTCCGAAACTTGGTTCATAATCTAATCCTACTTCTGCTAATCTTTCTTTTTGCATTCTTCTTATAACTTTCATTGGAAACCAAGAAGCCATAACAACATCTGACTTATTATTTCTACCAGATTGCTTACTAGCACCAGTTGAAAAATAAATTAGCTGTCTACGATATATATTACTCTTTGTTTCGCTTTCTGCACTACCATACGGCAAACTTATTAGTTCCTCTCTAAACAATTCTCTCATACTTCCTACACCAAAGATAGGATCAAATTTGTTTTTCTGTGTCTGATGTCCTTCAAGATATATACCTGTTCTTGAACAATAGTCTTTTAAATCTTTATCCTGTCGTATAGCTCGTTGAAAACCATTCTCTTCAATAACCCAATGAGATAAATCATACTTCTCGTGCCATTTCTTTATGGTCTGTTTAGCTTGTATAACTCCACCACCTTCTTGGTTTTCTATATCTACCATATACATTTTTCCTGTATCAGAGTTTATTGCCCATAAGAAACAGGCTTGATAACCTGTAGAAGCTGGGTCAAGTCCTGCAATCAAATGTGTTCCTGCTGGTACCTGCCCTATAACTCTGTTTACATCTCTACAAACATCTATTTCTTCTACATCAAACATTGTAATACCATCAACAAATGCTTTGTTAAGATACACCATTTCAAAGATAGCTTTACCACCTGTGGTTTCAGCTGCTCGTAATCTTGACAATAACCATTTGTAACTTCGTTTACTTTTCCATAACATACAATCAGTATGTAACTCTATTTCGTTCTCTGGTAACACACACTCTGTACTATGTGCTTCTTCAACAATCGTGGTCATCTCTGGGTTTTCTAAAAGAAAGTTATATAAATCTTCTGGATGCTGTCTTGATCCAATGACTACAATAGCAGTATGTTCTTCTTTACGACTAGAGAGTGTTGTTGTCCACCATTGTCTAGTTTGTTCCCTAGCACTTGGTTGTACTGTAGTTCCGTGATCTTCAATGTCATCAGCAATAATC